GCGAACGCTCTCCCGAGACTTTACTGCAGCAGCTCCGTTGCGACAACCCTCACGGGCTCGATCGTTCCACCGCTTCCGTTCCGCTTCAAGGCGACGAAGGGAACCGTGGACGGATCTGCCTACATCGGATCGCCGGGTCTCCTCGAGATTCCTGACTCACGCTACCACTGGGGCGTGAAGTTCGAGCGTCTGCCTGCGACAGCTTCCATCTCAAGCGCCGTGATGAACTCCAACGATGGGACCGAGTTCAATCCTCTTATCCTTTCCTACTCGAAGATGCAGGGAATCCAGAAGCTCGACGCTCTCGTGACTGGATCCGATGCCGATATCTTCAACGCGAATAAGTTCACTCTCGCTAGGGTCGCACTTTCCAACACATCACTAACGGATGTCACGGGAACTGTCGAAGCTCACATGAAGGAGACGGCTTACATCAGGAATGGAGTTCCGAGCACAACGGACTACAGGATCGCTGATGCCGCTCTTGGTGGAAGCCGAATCACCTTCGCCTCACTGCTTTCAGGTTCGGCGAACACATTCAACAAGTTCGCTGAGTACGCAAAGTTCTCGACGATGTTCTACGGTGGATTCGACGGAGTCAACATCCTCGACGCAGCTTCTGCGAAGCTCGGGGATCGTGCCACCTCAACGGAGTCCGGTGGGCTCGCGGCAGGTGGTGTTGAGCCGATCGCAAGATCAGGTCTCGGTTACGACCCGGCGGGCAGCAGCCTTAGCAACAACGCTGTGAACTCCTACAGGGTCGCTTCGAAGCTCATGACTGACAAGTACACCGTCAATGTCAATGTGATCGCAACGCCCGGCGTCCGCGAGCCGCTCGTGACCGACTACCTCGCTCGCAGGCTTTCGTCCTACGCTCTTGGAATGTACGTTCTTGATGCTCCGGCTTACTCCGACGCAAATGTTAGAATCTTTGAGGATTCTGCGTTGAAGCCGAACGTCACGAAGACCGCTGACGCTGTTACCGCAAGGTCACTCAACAACAACTACGTCGCTACCTACTTCCCGGATGTGTTCGTCAATGATACAACAACGAACAGAAGGGTCAAGGCGCCCGCCTCCATCGCTGCTCTCGGCGCTCTTGCGTACAGCGACAGAGTCGCCTACCCATGGTACGCGCCGGCTGGATTCAACAGGGCTGCTCTTGACTTCGTCACCAACGTTGAAGTAAGGCTTAACACATCCGATCGCGACTACCTGTACGATAACAGAATTAACCCAATCGCGACCTTCCCTGGTAACGGTTTCGTTATCTTCGGACAGAAGACACTCCAGGTTTCGAAGTCGGCCTTCGATAGGGTCAACGTTCGCAGGCTCTTCCTCGAGCTCAAGCGCGTTATCCAGGACGTGGCACGTGGCCTTCTGTTCGAGCCCAACGACGCGACAACGAGGCAGTCTTTCATCGATCGAGCCACCCCGCTTCTGAGTCTCATCAAGGCGCAGGCTGGTATCGAGCAGTTCAGGATCGTCATGGATTCAACGAATAACACTGCTGCCGATGTTGCCGCGTACAGGTTGAATGGTCGAATTGTTGTGGTTCCAACAAGAGCGGTAGAATTCATCGCTGTCGACTTTATCATCACACCGGCGGGCGTCGAGTTCGTCTAATCAACAATAGTTAAGCGAAGAGATTAAGGAGTTCAACGAATGGCTGCGCCAGGCATAACACTAAACGAGATCGATAGCACCGGTGGTGTAACGGAGGTTCAACCCTCGGGCCGCTCCGCCGGTGTGATTGGAACGGCAACGCAGGGAACGGCGTTCGTGCCGATCACCTTCGCGAATAACACACAGTTCACAACTGAGTTCGGCAATCCGGATGCGAATTATCACGCTCCCTTTGCCCTGTACCAGTGGCTTAGCAACGCCTCAGCTGGAACATACGTCAGGGTTCTCGGCGCCGGAGACGGAAACAAGAGAACGACAGGCGCCACAAACGCAGGAAGCGTGACAAATGCAGGATTCGTGGTCGGCTCCCGGAAGGTTCAGGTGTCCAACGGTCAGCTCGGCAACAATCCCTACGCGACTGCCGGCGGTCTGGAAGGTAGGACGTACTTCCTCGGATGCTACATGTCCGAGTCTGCGGGCTCCTGGTTACTTTCCGAGCCAGGAATCCAGACATCGACGGCAGCCCAGCCGATCGTTCGCGGCGTTCTTTTCGCAGCGTCGGGAGTTCAGATCACCGTATCAAGCTCAGCGCCGGGAGCGACATCTGATATCTACTCATTAGCTGCGACGACTGCCAGCCCTGCAAAAGGCTGGTTCACCGGATCGCTCGATCTCCGGAGCGGAGAGCAGACATTCGTGCTCTTCCTGAACGGACACACCGATTCCGCTGGTTACCCAAGCATCCTCACGGCATCATTCAACCCAACTTCCGACTCCTACTTCGGAGCAAAGTTCAACAGCAACCCACTTCTTCTCGAAGAGCACGGCTACGTCCTCTACAATCACTACGACGTTCTGGACGCTTTCGCAGTCCCAACTGGATCCGGAGTTGCAGCTGAGGCTGCGATCCGTCGTGTTAGCACGTCAGCCGCTGTCGAAGAGATCGTGTTCTGCCTTTCCGGCTCTCAGTCAAGGAACAACGGAACCACAACATTCCCGAACTACGACGGATTCGAGGACAGGTACGGTCATCCGATGACCCCGTACGTAACATCCCAGAACTTCGGTGGGACTCGCTACAATCTCTTCAAGATCCACGCTCGTGGCGACGGTGCAGCGACCAATGAACTGTACAGGGTCGCGATCGAAAGCATCAAGTACCCTGCTGCTGGCTCTTACGCTACGTTCACCGTGAAGATTCTTAGCTTTACCGGAGAGGACGGCTACGCGACCGTATACGAGACATACTCTGGATGCGATCTTGATCCTGATAGCGACAACTTCATTGGAAAGAAGATCGGTGACCAGAACACCTACTTCGATTTCGATCGTACCGCTGATGCCCAGAAGATCATTGAGGAAGGACTCTACGGCAAGGTCTCACGTCGGGTCAGAGTTGAGCTCTCTGATGAAGTCATCAACAAGGTCATCCCGTCGAACACTATTCCCGTCGGTTCACGTGGTCTCTACCACCTAGTGACCTCTGGGTCTGGTTTCATGTCGACTGGTTCATCGGGCCCGTCGGCTCACCTCAACGTTCCCCTGACGAACGCGCGTGAGGCGCCGGTCTTCTTCCGTCGCAGCATCAACGTAGGAGACGTTGCCGGTGGCGCGAACGCCACGGGCGAGAGCAAGCTCTACTGGGGACCCCAGTTCGGCCTCTACAACTCAACGACTCGTCCTAACGATGGAGTCTCGACCTCCACCGAGACACTCGGTGCTGGCGGACTTTCAAGCTACACCAAGTACTTCCCGAAGTACCACACGACCTATCAGAACCCGTGGGTCGGTGACAATGATGGCGCAGCCACCGTCAACGGCTCCGTGGTGGACGCTGACCTCTTCAACAGGAACCTCTTTACGCTTGAGAACATCCAGGTTCAGACAAGCTCCGGCGGTACTCTCGACAGAGACCGTTGGGACGAGGCTGTGTACCAGAGGGACGGAATTCTTGACGCCAGCCTCGGTGGACGTTTCATCGACACAACGATCGATTTCCCGTCCAGTACTCCGTCATCTTACCTCAAGTTCGTGACCTTCATGCAGGGAGGCTTCGATGGTCTCAACATCTTCGATGCAGATAAATTCTACATGCGTGATGCTGCGGCTCGTCGAGAGATGGACTACAGCAACCAGGGTCAGCTGAACGGACCGACGGTCGCTGCCTATCGCAAGGCGGTAGACATCATGGGTAACAAGACTTACTCGGACATCAGCGTCCTCGCGATTCCGGACACTCGTCACCCCGCGATCACCGACTACGCTCTCTCGGCGATGCAGACAAAGTTCGATGCTCTTTACATCGCCGATGTCGAGCTGAAGGACGATAACAACAACTTCGTGACTGCCTCCATCAACGCCGGGTCTTCATACCCCAACGTCAACGTCGCGTTCACATCAACGAGGTTCAAGAATCGCAGCCTCAACAGCTCATTCGGTGCTGCTTACTTCCCGGACGTGAACGTCAGCGTTGACCCGGGAACCGGCGTAGCAGTTAGCACACGCCTTCCAGCTTCGACCCTGGTCCTCGGCGCCTACGCGCAGAACGATCGGATCGGATTCACTTGGAGCGCACCGGCAGGCTACACAAGAGCGGTTATTCCTGGAAACTCCCTTAGCACGATACTCAACAACGATAACATCAACACCGTTTACGATGCTGGTATCAACCCGATCGTTTCGGTTCCTGGCGCGAATATCGTGATCAATGGACAGAGGACAACTCTCGTTGAGGGCTCGGCTCTTGATCGTGTTAACGTCCGTCGTCTGCTCATCGAGGTTCGTCGTCGAGTGAAGGCTGTTGCTTACGGTCTTCTTTTCGAGCCGAACAGAGAGTCGACCATCGCTCGTTTCAATGCTGCCGTTACACCGATAATGAAGCAGATCCAGTCCCAGCGCGGTGTTGAGAGGTATCGCGTGCAGATTGACACCACCACCACCACACAGGCTGACATAGAGAATAACACGATTCGTGGTAAGATCTACCTGCAGCCGACAAAGACCGCAGAGTTCATCTCGATTGATTTCGAGGCGACAAATGCTTCAACCTTTGTCTAAGATTTCAACGATACGTAATAGTTAAGGAACAGGAGACACTATGGCCGAGACACTCTCAGTCACCGATATGCTACCCAACAAGTTCGAACCGAAGAGGAAGAACCGATGGGTCTTTGCGGTCGAAGGAATCGATGCTTACCTCATCAAGTCGACGAAGCGCCCGAGCGTGAAGACTGAGGAGAAGGAAATTCCTTGGATCAACTCACGTCGTTACATCGCTGGAAAGACGACATTCGATACGATCGACGTTGTCCTCTACGATGCTATCGCACCCTCCGGCGCCCAGCAGGTGATGGAATGGGTTCGTACCCACTTCGAGTCAGTCTCAGGCCGCGCGGGTTACGCCGACTTCTACAAGCGTGACTGCCAGCTCAAGATGCTCGACCCGGTCGGCACGGTGGTGGAGCTCTGGGATATCAAGGGCGCGTTCATCACGTCAGCTGGTTTCGGTGACCTTGCTTATGATGGCGACGATCCGATGGAAATCTCGCTGACACTCCGCTTCGATAATTGTGTTCTACAATATTGACGTGAGGATTCGACAAAATATTTTGTCGAATTAATAAGTCATCTGGTCCATGGTATATTTACTATCATGGACCAGATTTCTTTTAAGTGCCCTTCTTGCGTAGACTATTCGACCGACAGCCTGGATTCGCTTCGAATCCACTGCCAGAAACGCCATGGAATCACCGCACGTGATCTCTACGTGAGCTTGTTTATTCCTGGCGGCCAAGAACCCACGTGCGGCTGTGGGTGCGGGACGACGACCAAGTTTAACTCCCTTCAGAAGGGATTCTCGGGGTACATTCTCGGACATGCATCTCGCGTCAAGAATAATTGGGGAAATAATAAGGCTGCGCTGGCTAAGAGCCTTGAAGCGCGTCGCAAAGAAGAGCGATGGGGTTGTAATCCGTGGAATCGAGGTAAAACGAAAGAAAATGACTCCGATTTCGCGAAGTTATGCGAAATTGCGTACGGATCTGACAAAGAAAGAAAGAGAAAGTCAGAAATGATGACGAGACATTGGCAGACCGGGGTCATCGTTCCGCTCACCGGCTCGGCTCATCCGCAGTGGAAGGGCGGGACATCGACAATCGGGACGCTGTGCCACGGCAGCTCGCGACTCTACAAGCTCTGGAAGTTCCCAGCCCTGCAGCGAGCAGGGTTCAAGTGCGAGCGTTGCGCCGCGACCGACGATCTCCACGTCCATCACAGCGAGGTTCGTATGGCGGAGATCATCCATCGGTGCGCCCCCACGTCGGATGAGATCAGCTGGGAGGATCAGGCAGCGTGGGTCGAGCGGGTGATCGACTGGCACGTTGAGATGATGCCCACCGCCGAGGTTCTCTGCCATCGCTGCCACGGTGAGGAGCACCCATCACTTAACTTTGATCCGTGATTTTTTTACTTGTCTCTCCTTTCCTTAAGAATTGTATTAGCAATTTCTAGGAGAGATTCAAGTGGCATCAGAGACAGATCGTAGTGCATTATTCGGCGGTGCAGTTCCGGCCGGTATCCAAACGAAGGACGTCATGCGTGACGATTTCGGTTTTGAGGTTCCAGTTGAGTCGATTCCACTTCCCTCGAACGGCGCAGTTTATCCGGCTGAGTCTCCCCTTCATGGAAGGGAGACGGTCGACATTCGGGCGATGACAGCTCGTGAGGAGGACATTCTCACATCCAGAGCTCTGATCAAGAAAGGAACAGTTATCACCGAGCTCATCAAGAGCTGCCTCATGGACAAGCGAATCAGCGTTCCCGACATGCTTGTCGGAGATCGCAACGCTCTGATGATTGCTCTTCGAGTGACTGGATACGGCGCCGAGTACAACGTTGAGGCTGATTGTCCGAAGTGCAACACTCGCTCCAAGCAGGAGTTTGATCTCGGAGCGCTTCCGATCAAGCGTCTTTCGATCGATCCCGTCTCTCCTGGCCAGAACGTATTTGAGTTCAAGCTTCCTGTCACCAAGAAGACCGTTCATTTCAAGTTCCTCACTGGTCGAGATGAGGAGGATATCAACGTTGGCCAGGAACGCGCGAAGAAGCAGGGTGCCCAGGCTGATAATATCATCACGACCCGTCTCCAATATGCTATCGTTTCAGTCGATGGTAAGACTGATCGCGGTGCGATCAACGGCTTCATCCGAAATATGCCCGCTCGCGACTCCATGGCCCTGCGTAAGTTTATCGATGCGAATGAGCCTGGCATCGAGATGAAGGGAAACCTTGACTGCCCATCCTGCAGCGAAGTAAGCGAGGTGCGGATGCCGTTGGGTGCCAGCTTTTTTTGGCCTGACACCTGAGGATCGAGAGATCTTCCTTGAGCAATCATTCTCACTGATGTACTACATGGGTTTCTCGTACTGGGAGTGTTACAACATTCCCATACGATATCGCGTCTGGTTCATCACGAGGTTGAACAAGGAGCTCCAGCGAGCAAGTGAGAAGGAAAACACACCGACGAGGGCCGCTCATCAGAACAGCCCGCAGGCTCGATCTTTGATGGGGCTGAACCGCGGTGAAACTCCAGCGCGCCTTCGTCGATTCACATAATTAGAGATCGAGTTGGAGGTTTTATGAGCAAAGAAGAAAAGGTGCTTGCGGAGATTTTTTCGGCCGCCGGTAGATACATCATCGAGGGTGGTACTCCCCCCAAGCTGGTGGGTGATCCGTCCCAGATGAAGATTATCCGCCGAGCAACTCTCGCTTCACGTCGTCTTTACGAGGCTCTCTGCGACGAGAATGCATCGCTTGCTGCTGTCGCAACGATGGTCGAGGAGAAGCGCCGAGCAGAGCGGGAGTTTCAGCGAGCTTTCGGTCGGGACTGGAGACTCTGAAAAATATGATCCGGCATAGTTATTTGCTGGAAGGCGAATAAAGCATGGATCCCGAATTACAGAAGCAGCAGCTTGAGTTAGCCAAGCAGATGCTCGAGGCGCTTCAGAGTCAGGAGCGCACGCTTAGAGCCATCCAGGAGCTGCAGGCCGGTCAATCAGGCATACATCAGGAGACCGCTGTCGCGATCGAAGAGCACGCGGACGCAATGTCACAGCTCAATGAGCAGCAAAGCGCCTTCAACGGAGTGATGGAAGAGGGCTCGAAGCAGAACGAAACGTTTACCCAGAGTCTTCAGGGTTGGTTGAACAAGGGCAACTCAAAGCTGACCGAGGGGTTAAGCCTTGCAGTTGGTCAGCTTTCAGAAAACTTCAGCATGCTGGCTGACGTTATCACGAATCCCCTGCAGGCATCGATGGGATTCCTGTCAACATTCTTTGATTACATATTTGAGCTTGCCAACGAGCGTATCCAGGATATGCTCCATTTCCGGGAAGCTCTAGAGAGGGTTCGTAAGGAGTTCGGAAGCTTCACCGAGAACACCTCAAAGCGAGTGAGGGAGACGTATGACGGCTTCGGAGCCAGCCTGAAACAGGCTGCCGGTGGCGTGAATGTCTTTGCATCAAAGTTTAACATGGGCATGGAGGGCGCGATCGAGCGTCTCGATCTCGTCCGCGAGCTTGCGGGCGCGATGGGTCCCACTCTCGATGTCCTCGGTGATGAGTTCAACGACTCTGCTGCGAATCTGTACGTCATGCGTGACGCGCTCCTTTTCAACGAGCAAGCGCTCAAGAATGTCTCAACAATGTCGATCCTGAGCAGCAAGTCGTTGAAGCAGTTCAGCGATGAGACCCTTGCCAGCGTGAATAAGATCGGCCGCCAGCTCGGTATCTCGTCCAAGGTCCTTGGAAAGGATGTCGGCGCGTTCCTCTCAAACTTCAAGTCGCTTGGTCGGATGACGGGAGATTACGTAACAGAGATCACCAAGGCCGCCGCTTACACCCGTAAGCTCGGTATCGAGCTCAATGAGCTTATCGGTCTGAACCAGAAGTTCGATGACTTCGAGACGGGAGCTGAGGCTGCGGCTCAGTTAGCCGCTGCATTCGGTATGGTGCTGGATCCTGTCAAGCTCATTCAGGCCCAGAATCCCGCTGAAGTTCTAGATGATCTTCAGAAAGCGTTCGCAGCGACAGGAAGATCTTTTGAGACACTTTCTCGTCAGGATAAAGCTCTTCTTACGTCCCAGTCGGGTCTCACCGAGGAGCAGGCAGCCCTTGCATTCTCAGCCAAGGGTCTCTCGATGTCATACGACGAGGTGAAGACGGCCGCAGACGGGGCAATGAAGGGACATAAGACGCAGGAAGAGATCATGCGCGATCTCGCCGATAGCATCGAAAACGTGATAATACCCATTCAGAGATTCACGAGCTTCTTCGATGCGTTCATCAAGGGCTTTATGGATGCCTTTGATCGTTCGAAACCCGTCCAGGACGCCGTCAACAATATCGCCAAGGCGCTGCTGGAAACTTATTACGCAGGAATGAGGACGTTCTCAGCATTCCTACAGGTGCCAGGCGTTACGAAAGCCCTCCAAGGTCTTCTCGACGTTGTCACAACGATCGGTGATATTTTCTCGAAGGTTGCTCTTGAAATTGAAAAATTTACAATAGCGATGTCAACGGATCCGAAGAACGCTGCAAAAAACTTGATGACGGGAATCACATCCGTCATCACGGATGGTTTCAATGGTCTTTTCACCGGTAAAAACGGGCAACCCTCGATATTCGACAATTTGATGGAAGGTCTCACCCAGACGTTTCTCGCGGTCGCAGCAGCGTTGCCGGGAATCGTCCTCGGTCTCGTTCGATCATTGAAGACTGTGCTTTCGAATCTTACGAAAACAATGCGTCAGGCATTCACGAAACCGGCCGACGGTTCCCCATCGATCGGTCAGGGGCTGCTGGAGGGCATAAAGGACGGTTTCAGTGAGCTTGTCAGGGAGCTTCCCTCCTTCATGCCGATCCTGATCGAATTCGGGTCCGAGCTCGTTGCTTTCCTGGGACGTGCCATCCAGGAGTTCCCGTTCGCGACGTTGTTCGTCACTGGCGGTCCTATTCTCACAGCAGCGTCTGGAATTTTCGGGCAGCTAAAAGATACTGTGATGGGCCTCTTCACCGGTGGCGGAACAACAGAGGAGATCTCTGAGGCTGCCCGGCAGGCGGATGAGAGCGCCAAAGCCCAGAATGATCTTGCTGCTGCGCTTAACAAGCAAGGTGCTGCTATGACAGGCACGGGTCCGGATAGCTTCGGTGGACTGGTCGGCATGTTCGGGGGCGCTGCGACAAAAGCAGCTGAGTACGGAGCTATTGCTCTCGGCATCTCATTGATAGGTGCATCGATCATCAAGCTCGTGAGATCAGTGCTGGAGCCTCCTGAGGGTGGCGGAAAAAGTCTCATTCAGCTTTTCGCTGACGCAGGAGCGACGCTTTCGACCGTGAATGCGGACGGGTTGCAGAACGCTTTCTTGATCACTGGGGCTGTGCTCGTGGCCGCTATGGGCGGCATAGCTGCGATCTTGATGGGAGTCGCGTCGATGGACAAGGGAGACCTGTTCGCGAAATTGGCAGGCGGCGCCGTTTCTGTCGCGGTCCTCGCTGGCATCTCGCATATCTTCGATGCGGTTATTCCGAAAGTTACGGCGATGATCTCTTCTATGACCACGTATCTTAGCAGTCCAGAGTTTGCTGCTCAGCTGAAGAACATCAATTCTTTGGCCGCGTCCGTGAAACCCGAGGACATCGACGCAATGGGTAATCTCGGAAAGATATTCTCGAGTGTTGGAACAATGATGGGAACGATGATAAAGGTCGCGACGGATCTTAACTCGCTTCCTGGCATTCCGACGGTGGTCGCGACAACCACGAATCCCGACGGAACGATCACTGAGGTCATGGGCGAAGAATCTCCATCTTCAAAGATCGCAAGAATCATGGGATACATCTCTTCCATGGTCGGAAACAAGGACGAGAAGGTCGGAATCGTCGGTGTCATAAGCAAGTTCGAGGATTCACTCGGTGGCGATCTTGCGACAGCAACACAGAAGTTCCAGACCCTAGCTCTCATCCTCGATCCGATGTCAAAGATGATGAGCACGTTCGGAACCGCAGGACTCGATTTCATCAAGACTTCGGCTAGTCTCGCAGCTGGTGGCTCCACGGCCACAGCCGAAGATTCGATGGACCAGGTTCGTAAGTTCATCGGCGCTGTCGGAGGCGGTGCGGTTGATATTCTCAACGACATTAACAGCAGGGTGAATCTATCGAAAGATCAGGTCGACGCTCTTTCTGGTAAGGTGAGCCTCATCTCCACAGTCGCTACATTCTTGGGCTCATTCGGAAAAAGCATAACTGAGCTCCTTAAATCAGTGCAAGCGTTTGATGTATCTGGAAACGTCGTTTCCGCGATGTCATCATTGAACTCTCTCCTGTTCGGAACGGGAAGCGGAGTCATCGAAACTGACACCGAATCGATCCCGGTCGAGGCATCCGACGGAATCATTCAGATGATGACGAAAGTCATCAATAATTTAGCGACAGCGTTGAACGATCCAGCAAATGCGATAGATCAGACCCAAATCAGCTTCTTCACCGAGATATTTGCTCCCTCGGGCGCGCTCATGGGAATGATCTCGGCGATATCAGCGGCGTCCAAAGTTGCTACCACTGACATCGAGAGCGCTAAAACTTTCCTAGACACAGTCGCTGGTAACGGCGATCTCACGGCGAGCTTCCCAACCCATCTGTTCAACGCGCTCAACAGCTTCAAGGCTTTCGATGGTATCGACCTTGAAGCTCTCGCGAAAAGAGAAACCAACATGAAGGGTTCGTTCAACGTGCTCGGCACCTATATCGCGGGCATGACCGAAAAGCTCCCAGGCGACGTGGCAAAGCGTGTGAACGCGTCACTGGAGCAGCTCCAGCAGATCAAGGCTGCGATGGCGGAGACGGCCAAAGTGCTCGAAGCTCTCGATACTGTGAGACTCGACGCTGCTGTCGAAGGGTTCGGCACCAAGATGAACGTCGTGAAGAAGAAGTTCGACATAAACAACGGCGCTGTCTCGATCACCGTCAACATGAACGTCACGATGAGCGCGCAGAAGATGGCGGAGACACTCGTCCTCGATGGATTCGTCAAGCCCAACGTTGAATTTGCCGATTATCTCCAGTCTCCGGACTCCGTGCGTAGCAACCAGTACGATTTCTACACGACAGAGTACAAGCCCGGAAGCCCGGAGAGCTTGCTCGAAACCAGAAGAAACGATGACTCATGGAGAGGAGAATGAGCAGGCTTCTTAATATCATACAGAGAACTCCTCTCTACGCCTCGCTCCTTGAGCGTGTGCCGGAAGCTGAGCGTGAGGCTGCGATCGCAACCCTCGAAGCTGAGCTCAGACCGTATGAAGCTCTCATCACGGGTCTTCCGCAAGGAGCTCTCGATAACTTCCTTACGTCATTAAATAAGGATGCGGCGGCTGATCCCAATCGCCCGACCCAACGCGCTCCAAGGAGGTTCTGATGCCATCGACGAAGTTCACACCACCATATCCGTTAATCGACGCTGGGGGCGATGGAGTTCAGTTCGATGGGACCGACATTCCCGAAGAGCAGAAGAGAACGCTTGGATCATACCTCAGCTCCCTCACACACGGATTCACACCTGGATTTGACAGTAACAATCCGAACCCTTACACGGGACAAGATCCCCCAAATCATGCGAATCCCTATAGCATCGCAGAGGGTGATGCGACGCAGAATAGCTTCACATCGGGACTCACGGGCGCAGTTCATGAAGCTATGGACCTGGAGACTCAGCCTTCAGCTCTTTTCGGAGATGTAAGTCAGATCGTTGACGTTTCTCCGAAAGGTCAGGCACGCTCCAACCACGTCGGCAGCGGACCTGATGCTCTCGATGGTGTTGTCGGATCACAGGGTCCTGGAACAAGCACCCGAGTCACGACTCCTAACGCGTCGAGGTACGCGAAAACTTTGGGTGAAGCGCTTCGAGACAAGAACCTAAATTCGGGACAGACGATAGTCAATGATCTTGAGGTCTCAGCCGACAACAGCTTCTCGAGACACGAGGGGATCGAGACAGCCCGACGTGTTCGTCTCGGTGATTCTCTTGGAAAATCGTACGACACCGCCGACATCAAGCGAGTCGATCTTAAGGATCTTACGGGCGTTGCGCAGAGCCTGATGGCACGAGCGATGGGCGCTCCCATCACGGCAACAGGCCCGAATCAGGACGTAAGCAAGTGGCTTAAGGGTCCTTGGAAGCAAGAGCCGCTCAACGCTGCAACGTTGAGAGCAGCAGCAGCAGCGCCAGAGAGCCTCCAGGACCTGAATAGGACGATGGCGTCCGGCGGACTCGACGCGTTTGAGACCGGAGAAGCTGGGGAAGATCAGGGTCGTTATACCACGAAAGCGACCCCGGTCCCATACGGACCAGACGCTCCATATACAGGATTCGACACGGGATCCGCTGCTTTCACCGCGTTCGTCACGAGCGGCGTATTCATTGGGGCTGTTCTAGCCGCCGCGCTGCTTGGGTCGGCCGGTTCATCGAAAGAATCGAAAGCAGCGATTCCAGCCGAGGTGAACTCGGGACTTAAAAACAACAGGAGACTGAAGTTTGGAAAGTTCAGGTACGAGGAACCACCCGGAAGTTTCGCTTCCGGGTTAACGAAAGCCCTCGATATCGCAAGCAACGTCACAGGTCTCACACTCACCAACCCGTTCTATTCTCCGACAAACCCAACCGCAAATTATGGAGACTGCGTTGTCGCAGGCCTTGCTTCGTTTCTCGGAGTTTCATACGGAATCGACAAGGATCTTATTCTGGGAAGCGGTTTTTTCGTTCTCAATGGAAACACCGCTGTTATTCTTGCTGAAACGACTGCTCGACTAACATCGGTTATTTTCGCTGATCCCGTTCAACGTCAGTACTACATGAACATCATAAGAACGCTCAACCGTAATGCTTACGCTCTGGGTGATATTGTGACTGAACTGAAAAACGCAGGTCTCGATCTCATCGGAGCTGGCGGAGGCTCAAACAGCATCTTTGATTCGACCCTCTTCAAGTTTGTGAACACTCTCGCGCAGATCGGTGACTTAGTTTACACGCAAGCTGCTGCGATCGAGCATCGTGGCACTGACATTGAGACCTCACCAGCATATGCTTATGGAACTTCAGCTGGATTTGATCTTTCGAAAGATAAAGGTGCAAGCGTCACCGCGAAGGGTTTCGCAGCTCGTCGTGTTTACGGTGACAAGCTCGTCGGCCTGCGTGGAAGCACTTTAGGACTCGCTGATCTCCCATCGGCGCACTTGATTCCAGCCGGAAGCACGCAATCTTATCGAAATCTGATGACGGGAAACGTCGCTGATCGTATGAAGGGCGTGGTCCCCAGCGATGTTGACGGTAAGTTAAGGATTTCTGCCGAGACGGTTCGATCGATAGAATCAGCTCTTGACGCTGAGTACATGCCCTTCTATTTCCATGATCTTCGAACAAACGAGATCATCTCTTTCCACGCTTTCCTAGATGACATCACTGATTCTTACACTGCGAACTATAATTCAACTTCGGGATACGGTCGCATTGAGAACGTTCAGACGTATAAGGATACAAAGCGCTCCGTTGCATGTACGTTTCACATTGTTGGAATGAACCCGCAGGATTTCGATTACATGTGGTGGCAGATCAATAAGTTGACAACGATGGTTTATCCGCAATGGTCTAAAGGCAGAGAGCTCAGCGGAAAGATAAACGACTCTGATTTCAAGTTCACTCAACCGTTTTCTCAAATACCCACTGCAACTCCGGTTATTCGCTTAAGAGTCGGAGACTTGATTCGATCGAATTACTCGAGATTCAATCTAAAACGTATCTTCGGTTATCAGAGTAACGATTTCGGTCAATCTGTTTCTGGTCTTGGGGCTGGAATATCATCTTTCACGGTAAAGCCCGGAGAATATTACGCAGTAGACGCAATCACGGGTGTAGTTTCGGGTGAAATGATCAAGATCTTTAAAAAAGCGGAGAACGCTTCTGGAACTGTTGATCCCACAAACGGCGTAGCTACGTTGAGTATATTTGCGGAAGGTAAATTGGTTACCATCCTCGTAAATTACGACGAGTACACTCCCAAAACGTATCTGAACTACGACGCAAATGGTGACATAAGAGATTTTTACGACGCAAAAAACAATTTCATCGTTCGCTCTTTCGAATCAGCTGCAGGCATGGGGCTCGCAGCCGTTGTCACACAGCTTGGCTTTACATGGAATGACGCTCTCTGGGGCGTTGGAGAGGATGGGCCCGGTAACAGAGCGCCCCGTTCTTGCAAGGTGCAAATGAGCTTTGAGCCCATCCACGACATCGCACCGGGCCTCGACCATGAGGGCTTCAATAGAGCACCGATCTACCCGGTCGGAAGACTCGTCAATGGAATCGTTGAGGGCGGTGAAAAAGAGCCTTACGGTGCAGGAACAACGAAGAGAACAGACGCAGCTCTCGATGCAGCTGAGAGCCAGATAGCTTACGAAGAGACATTCAAGCCTAACTGGTTAGGCAAATTGTTCTAAGATTGACGGGGAGAGAAAATGGCCACCAGCAGGTATCAGAAAGATCAGATCATCGGGGCGCCTCAACGGCTCGCTTCCTCACAGGCGATCCTGCGAATTCGACAGGCAATCGCGAATGGTTCAATAGCGACCCGTGAGATCACCACCACCGAAGCGCAACGTCTCGATCACATCGCTGGTGATCTCTACGGAGATGGCAAGCTCTGGTGGGTTATCGCCATCGCTTCTGGGGTCGGCTGGTGGTTGCAGGTCCCGCCCGGGACTCGTCTCCTTGCTCCGACAAACGTGAACTCAGTTCTGGAGCTTGTGTAACCTTGCCACGTTCACCACTTCTCAATGCTGCAACCAACGAGCTTGCTCAGTACTTCGGCGCGATTACCGACGCTGATTACATCGACAGGACATGGGAGGCACGCCTTGTCGCCCGCGCGAATAGAAAAGCTGCTTCTACCACAACAAATCTACAGAGCTCATATCGAACCGATCTCGATAAAATTAACGCGCTCGGGGACGTGATCAGGGTCGCTGCTGAGCCGAGGACAGGATCTCCATCAGCAGAGCATATCTCTGATCTCATCAACGGAGCACTCAGCATCAGCGCCTTCCTCGGAAATGTGAATAATGTTGATCAATTGAGCGTCGAGGACAAGTACGGTTCACAGTTCAAGATCGCTGGTATCGGAGAAAAGAAGAGCATCTTTTCGGGCGCAAATTTCGAAAAGATTAGCGGAATCGGAGCTCCGAGCAAGATAAACACGTCCCCGACGGAACCCACGAATCAGGCTCCGAACGTGTACGCTGTAGCAGTCGCGAATCCAGCTATGGGACCAGCGACGAGGGACATGGGACCGATCGAGGTTTTCATGAACGCGATTCCGACGCTTGAACTGTCGAAATGCGTTCCATATGTGAACGTTGAGCTTGTCACCTCACGTCCAGCGACGGGTGCGGATGGCAATACGGTCGCCCCGACTCTGCTCAGGTTTCTCAACCCACCGGGACTCGGGTCTGCCGACTCTGCGATGTTAGGCGCTCAAGCGACGCCAGTGGGATCCGAGGTTCTCGATTTTGGAATCGGAACACGATCTGGCATGGAGCTTTTCACAGCTCCTCAGACGCTCGTCAACATGGACGCTCACGGAGCGGAGTACGTACCGGTTATCGATCGACTTCGCCCTCTCGCCTCCCTCGGTGAGCTTAGCGTCTCTGTTAAGATGCAGAAGAACACCTCATCATTCTCACAGATCAGGATGGAGATCACGGTACATGATCGATCTCGACTTCGTGAGATCGCTGATCTCGTCCGACCTGATCTCTACGGAAGAACATTCATCGACGTCACTTACGGGTGGTCACATCCTGACGGGGGACTCAAATCAAGCAACTCGTTCGGAAAGTTCCTTGACGCTTTGAAGGTGGAGGGTCGCTACAGGATTGCGACATCAAGTTACAACTTCGAGGAAGGCGGAGGAGTAAAAATCTCTCTAAATCTCTTTTCAGTGGGAAGCACGGATCTTCTAAGCTTATCAACCCGAGCAACTCGGCAGTGGCAGCATGATCTTGAACGCATAGTTCGGAAAGTGAAAGAAGCCCTAGCGCTCGTTCGAGCTTCGGGCCTCCCTGGTCCAGGGATGGCAAAGTACGATTTCGTGAATTCAATCACCGATCCAACATCACTCATTAAAGCTGCGAGCGATAGCAGCTTCATGAATGCTCTTGACTCCCTTCAGGAGCAGAAAGGAAAGGGCATCACTATGGATAAGAGCGATGCCATAGTGAATGCTTTTGCTGACGCTTTCGGAGAGGTGACTCTGAGCAAGGGTGCGTGGAAAGCGAAACCAGGGACAAATGGCACAGTTTTTGAAATCGCTGATAAACTAAAGACAAGCTACACGGAGATGGTCGGAAAAATTCCAAAAATGGGAGATGATGGCATCTCAGATGATTTTTTCACGGATCTTGAGGGACGACGTGCCGGAGGTTGGTACGACTCGAATGGAGGCACGGCACAGCAGGCACTGGATTACGTGAAAGGTAAGAACCCGGCCGAATCGGGCGGTTTCTCATCGCTGGGTTCGATTTTTATGTCACTCGTCGCGAATCCGCTTGCTGATTCAGGTCAGTACGAGGAAGTTCAGGTCATCTTTTACCCTCTCAATGATTACGCGGGCGCTCTTCACGGCTGTCCCCTAAGCTGGTTTCCGATCAGCAAGAACAAGCTCAGCTCCTATGTGTCCGAGTTCGTGACCAAAAATCCAGAGATGTCGCTCCATCAGATGATTGAGCTGCTCAACAGTAGATTCGTTGGGTTTCCTGTCGACCCAGCTTACATGATGGCAGATTTTTACAACAAAGATAAGGCTTCGAAGGGAACGGCTGAGTTTGCCAAGGGCAAGAACGCAGCTTCATTCTTGGCGACCCAGGAGGAACGCTTAGAGAAAGTTGGTATCTACGAAAAGAAATTCATTCAACCGAAGCTTGGAATTTTCGTTGAGGGAGCTCCTCTTCTCGACGCGCGTGGAGAGAAGCTTCGCTACTCGGATGGAACAGCAAAGACAATAATAAAGATTCATGTCTTTGACTCAAGCGCAACAGCCACCAGAACTCTCGGTGAAATGCTCACGGCAGCTCGTGATGACCAACTCGGGGTGATAGTCGGACCGGTCTCTGATGCAACACGTGAGGCAGTCGGCAGCCCGGGTAAGGAGTTCATCACTCAAAGACGTCAGGATCTCAATGCGGTCCTTGAAGCCGGTGAGAAAGCTGGATTGCTGAAAAAGCTTGACACCTCAAACGTTAAAGGAAGCGACGGAAAGCCCATTGAGGGTCTGCCACCGATGTACTCGGTAGCGGGAGACTACAATGATATCAAACGTCTTGTGTCTGCTGGAATGCCAACCTTCACCTACGGTTCGATGAACTCGGGAATAATCAACGCTTCACTTGCGAGCGTATCGAATGCCGGCTTTGGTAATGCCATGATGGTAAGGTCATTTCAGGCTCCCGGCGAGGTGGCACCTGATGTCGTTGACGGCGGAGTTCCCATGCAGCTCATTCCAGGTTCACTGAGTCTCTCGACGTTCGGTTGTCCGCTCTTCTTCCCGATGCAACGTGTTTTCGTTGATTTCGGAACTGGAACTTCAATCGACAACGTGTACTTCGTGCAAGGAGCCGAGCATAAGATCGGTCCATCAGGATTTAAGACTGACGTCAAGCTCAGCTACGGTGAGGGCTTCGCGACCTACACAAGCTTGAGCCAGAATCTCGCGATGCTTGCCGTTCGGGTGAAGAATGCAATGTCAGAGAAAGCCCCGAGTGACGCTTCGCCGACTGCGCCACCCGCTCCCGTGAAACTCTCTGGTCCCCGGGAAGAGAAGAACGCGATTGATCGCGCAAAGATAAAGGAGCGCGAGTTCCTGCAGGCCGCTGGTCGCGCGATCGGCAAGTCACTCGCGCCCGCCGCACGCGTTGCAATCGAAGTTCAGATGAAGATCGATGCTGAGCTGCAGAAGGTGAAGGACAGGATCGCGCTTGAGGTTGAGGAGGCAAAGGTCGCAGCCCAGGCGAAGATCGAGGCGATGATACCGGAGGAGGTCAAGATCGCCGCCGCTGAAGCGCAGAAGAAAGCTGCCGAGGTTGCTGCGAAGTACGCAGAGGTCCAATCTGACATCGAGCAGGCGAAGAGAATCGTAGAGCTCATCTTGAACGCTGACGAGTACATCGCCGCGATGGGAGCTGAAGCTGCCGGGATCGTCATGGCTGCTGCGAAAGAGGAACTCGACCAGCAGCTGAAGGACAAACCGCCCAAGGCTCCGAAGTGATGTGAAAAAGTAGGGTGGTCTCGTTAGGGTTGCTCATGCTATCAATCTCGAGATACGCCCTTAACTCACCCAAGAACCTTGTCTTCGAAGGTGGTTCATCCCGTTGGGAGTCGGAGACTCAAGGATCCTGGATGTTAGGCGACCCTCAGGCATCGATGTCTGTTATCGCTCTCTTCGAGACTCTCGGGATAGAATCACCCGCACCGATCCCTCCGGAGTATGAGAGATCGATGGATGGCCTCGCGCGTGGCCAAGTTCCGTGGCCCCTTGTCATTCCGATCGGTGCGCTCCGGGATCACGCTGAACGTGTCAGCAGCATCCTCGAGGAAGCTCTGGAACGTCTCGAGGGCTACGCAGATGTCATGGCTCGCTCACGCCGCGTGCTCGAGGCCCTTCGACCCTGTAGGATCGATCTCGCAGCGCTTCGGATCTGCCAGACAGGATCGTCCTCTCACATTCTTGATTCCTTCGAACCAGGACCTGATTTCATGGTTCAACCACCGGTCTACTCCCATGCGACCGCAACGGGTCGACTCACGGTGAAGGAGGGCCCGAGGATCCTCACGTTGCAGAAGGATCATCGTCGGATTCTGTCGAGCAGGTTTGACGGCGGTCAGATGATGCAGATCGACTTTGTGTCTCTCGAGCCCCGAGTCCTTCGCTTGCTTCGAGCTGGTGTTGCACCCATCGACATCTATTCCGACGTCTCAGAACGTCTCGGGGGGGCCGCGAATCGCAGGCAGGTGAAGCTTGCCACGCTGAAGATGCTTTACGGATCTTCACGGGCTGGTGTAGCCGAGGAAGTCGGAAATCTTAGCTCCAGCATGGTGAAGCAGATTGAGGATTACTTCGGACTTTCAACCCTTCGGGCACGTCTCGCATCAGATCTGGGACGAAGTGGTATGATCAAGAGTCACTGGGGCCGGCCGCTCCCGGAAGCTCGTGACCAGCATCTTCTCGTTTCACACTTCACGCAATCCACAGCTGTTGACGTCGCGCTCGGAGGATTCGGTGACGTCTTGGAACGTGTCAAGGCACTGGATCTCGATGTCGTTCCCTGCTACGTCCTGCATGACGCGCTTCTTGTTGATGTTCATCCGGGCTCGATGGAGCAGCTGATGGCAATTTCTGACGAAGGAATAGATGTCGAGGGCTTGGGACACTTCGAAGTTTCCCTTTCACCGGCCTATGTATCACAGGAGACTGCATGAGCATTCGTGATAACCTGAAATCGAAGTACCGGAGCTTCGGAGACAACCCACCACGATGGGCGGGAAGCGGACTCGGTCGTGCTGATCGTGACCCCGACGGATTGCTCAAAGGCTTGGGTCTTTCGAGATTCAGGGGTAAGGGTGAGGACGGACTTCAGGACATATACAATATCCTTGAGCTCGCGATAAGATCAAGCGTCCTCAACGGTCTCTACACTGGAATCAGCAAGCGTGAGAGCCAGGGACAGGTCATCGTTGAAGCTGCGGCTGATCTGTACCGCTTTGGTTCTGGCCAGGCTGTCATGATCAGATTCATCCGTGCCACGCTCGCTGCCGCTGACAAGCTGGGCTGGATCGCGATCCCCAGCGGTCTCAAGACGAACGTGACAAGCTCAGGAACAGGTGTCGTTATTAGTTGGGAAGGGTTTGCAAAATGAACGTCATCCGCCAATAATAAGGCATGATGAACGAACGCGAACTTACCGACCTCTGGACAAGCTACACCAAACTCGTTGACAAGATCGATCGCGGTGACGGTCTCACTCGGATGATGGAAGATCTCGGTGAGAGACTCCTCATGTGTCCCGCTGAACCTCGAAATGACAGTCCCGGCTGCGAGCCGGGTGGTCTCATCCAGCAGGCGATCACTGTCGCAAAGGGCATGAAGAAGCTCAATGATGGTTTCGGTATGGGAGCTTCGACGGAGTCCATCCTTCTTGTCGGTCTCCTCCACGAGCTCGGCAAGGTCGGCAACCTCAAGGAATCGTACTTCGTTCCGGAGGAGGAGAGCTGGCGTCGCGAGAAGCTCGGCGCTTTCTACAAGCCCAACGAGGGCATGTCACGAATGACGATTCCGGAGCGCTCGCTCTATCTCCTGCAGCATTACGGCGTCCATCTCACCGAGGAGGAGTTCATGGCGATCCGTGGTCCGAGCCGTCCGCCTGATTGGGTCGAAAGTCGTCTGGCTCCGACCGCCGAGCCAACGCTCACAATTCTCCTTCGCTCCGCACGTGATATTCTCGTCAGAAAGGTTGGAAGCGAATAATTAAAAGCATGAAGACGCTGGACAGAAAAAACCTTCGACTCATGATTATGGAAGCGCTTGATGGAATGCGTCAGTGTTCCGAGTGCGGATCGATGTATGAGGCTGGTGAAGTCCATGAGTGTGGCATGTACGAGGGCGAGAAAGATGAGGACGAGCTCGATGAGTTCTCAGGTGCCGGTGCGATCGCTGGTTATACGATGCCGCTCGGCATGCGTCCGCCTGGTCCACGTCGCGATGTTGTCAACGTCGCCCGTCGATCGTTCGGTGGTCTTGGTAAGCGAAAGAAAAGAAAGAACCGCTGAAAAAACTCAACCCATAAATTACAATCTCCCTATGTTCTGGCCCGAAAGGCGGGACATCGGGTAAACCCCGGAGAGGGGAAGCGAAAGCCGAAACTCTCCGTCTATCAACAACAATCAATCAAGGAAAAACTAAAACATCATGGCAATCGATCTCGACGCAATCCGCCGCAAGCTCGGCGAACTCTCCGGTAAGAACAACAAGCGTGACCAGCAGTGGAAGCCCGAGGAGGGCAAGGAGTACACGGTACGACTCCTGGCATTCCAGAACAACGACGGTCAGCCCTTCAAGGATCGCTGGTACTACTACGGCGTTGGCAACAGCCCAGGTATCCTCGCGCCCTTCCAGTTCGGCAAGGCCGATCCCATCAAGGAGCTTCGTGGTAAGCTCTACGATGAGGGCAGCGACACGAGCCGTGAGCTCGCGAAGAAGGTTGCTCCGAAGATGCGCACTTTCGCTCCTGTCATTGTTCGTGGTGAGGAGGACAAGGGCGTTCGAATCTGGTCCTTCGGTAAGATGGTTTACCAGGACATCCTGAACCTCATGCTCGATGAGGACTACGGCGATGTTACCGATCCGCTCGAGGGCCGCGACATCCGTGTCTCGGTCTCGAAGCTTCCCGGCAAGCAGTTTGCCGACACGAAGATCTCACCCCGCGCGAAGGTTGAGCCCCTCAGCCGTGACTCCGCCCAGGCGAAGAAGTGGATCGAGTCGATCCCCGAGGTTGACGAGGCTGCGAACCTCAAGCCGTATGAGGAGATCGAGAAGATCGTGAATGATTGGATCAACGGTGGCAGCCCGAGCGATACTGGCACCACCCGCGGCGGTCCGGCGCCCAAGGCCGATCCGAAGCCCGATAAGCTCGCCTCTTTCGATGACGATGAGGACGATGTGAAGCCCGTGAAGCGTTCGAGCGGTGGTCCGAAGGCCGCAGCACGCGATCTCGATGATGCATTCGCCGATCTCGAGGACAGCGGGTTCTGATCCCTTAGCTGGGTGATGCGGGGGCAGGGGAGTTGAATAAGCTTCCCTGCCCTTTGCACTTTCTATCGTCTCGATTTAGAATAACGAAGGAGTAAAAATGGCAAAGAAGGATACTGCAGCAGCGAAGACCGCTGCTGATGATTTCACCAGCGAGCTCATCTCATCCCTAAACAAGGACCATGGGTCACGAATCGCGTACAACCTCGCGGTCGATGCATCCCCGACGCATGTGAAGCGTTGGATCTCGAGCGGTTGCAAGCAGCTCGACCTTATCATCGCGAACAGGCCCAGCGGTGGGCTCCCGGAGGGACGTATCGTCGAGATCTTCGGTCCTCCGTCGATCGGAAAGTCGCATATTGCAACGCAGATCGCTCGATCCACCCAGGGCATGGGTGGCATCGTAGTCTACATCGATACCGAGAATGGTACCTCGGTCGAGAACTTGGCGGCTCTCGGCGTTGATGTCTCGAAGCGATTTGTCTACGTCGACACACACTGCACCGAGGAGGTTCTCGACATCGCCGAGAAGACGATCCTGAAGGCAAAGGCGATGGCAAAGGACGTCCCGATCACCATCATCTGGGACTCAGTCGCCGCAAGCTCACCCAAGGCTGAGCTCGAGGGTGCCTACGACAAGGATACCATTGGTCTCCAGGCCCGTGCGATCTCGAAGGGCATGCGAAAGATCACCGGTGTCATCGGTGACCAGAACGTCCTCTTCGTCATCCTCAATCAGATCCGCACAAAGATCGGCGTCATGCACGGTGATCCCACGACGACCCCCGGCGGCATGGCGATCCCGTTCCATGCCTCGGTCCGTCTCAAGCTCGGTGCCGGCGCGCCGATCGAGAACAAGCAGGGCGAGGCGATCGGCATCAACGTCTGGGCGAAGACGATCAAGAACAAGGTCGCGCCTCCCTTCCGCAAGGTGCACTTCCGGATCATCTTCGGTCAGGGCATTGAGGAGCATGAGGAGGTGTTCGACGTCCTCCGCGAGCACGGTCCGGACATGGTGAACGATCATGAGGTGAGCATCGAGGGCACCGCAGCGTGGAAGACGATGCGAGTCACGAATGAGAAGAACGAGAATATCGTGGAGAAGAAGTTCCACAAGACCGATTTCGGTCAGATGTGGAAGGATCCGCAGTACAAGCCGTGGATTGATGGTCTTCTCGAGAGAGCTCTCATCCGAACCGCGGTGAACACGGCCGATCTTGACATCGATCCTGAGTCCTACGAGGAGATGCGAGCTCTTCGTGACCAGATGACCGGCGACATCGACCCGGAGGCCTAAATGCTCGGTGGAAGACCCACGCTTCTCGTGGACGGAATGAATGTTTGGTTACGCCATTTCTGTGCAAATCCAACCCTGGGCGCGAATGGACAGGCCGTCGGCGGGATCGTGGGCTTCCTTAACGAGCTAGGGCAGAAATGTGAGTTTCTGAGCCCAAGGCGAGTGATTGTCGTCTGGGAGGGAGGCGGTTCTCCCAGACGACGTGCTCTCTTCGCTGAGTACAAGACGAAGCGAAAGCCCCAGAAGCTCAACAGGTACTACGAGGGTGATATCCCTGACACTGTAGGAAACCGCAACTGGCAGGTTGCGACCCTCGTTCAGATTCTGAAGCTCCTACCGGTGCAGCAGAGCTATGTCACCGACTGCGAGGCTGACGATGTCATCGCATACGTCGCCCGCTACCGCCTGAAGGACGATCCGTGCGTCATTATGTCATCGGACAAGGATTACTACCAGCTTCTGGACGATCGTGTCAGGATCTGGAGCCCAACCTCGAAGTCTTTCGTCAACGAGCCCGACGTCCTGACCCGTTTCGGGTGCACGGCGAAGAATTTCGTGTCTACTCGTTGCTTCGTCGGTGACGCTTCCGACGGGATCCCGGGAATCGACGGCGCGGGCTGGAAAACTATGGCCAAGAGGTTCCCAGAAGTCGCGGGAGAGGCCCTGCTCAGCCCGGATGATATTGTCAGCCTTGCAGCTGCGAAGGTGGCTCCGAAGGCCCCACAGTTGTTTCAGAGCATAGTTGACGGAGCTGCCGAAGCACGTCTAAACTGGCAGCTGATGAATCTTGACGTCTCCTCGCTGTCTGGAAATCAAGTCGGGAAAATCGATTCCGGACTCGAATCATTCAAGCCAGAAGCCAATAAGATGGAGTATCTCAGGCTGCTCGTCAGGTCCGGAATCAACAATTTCGATCGAGAGCGCGCTTTCTTTCAACTGACAAGTCATCTTCTTCATACTTAAGGACACTCATGCTCTCAAACGAGATTAACGCCGGTGAGGCCCTGTTTCGCCAATATGGGAAGCAGTTCCAGGAAAAAATCTTCCAAAGTCTACTGACAGACCACGCCTGGGCAGCCCAGATGGTCGAGGTGATGAAGCCCGATTACTTCGACTTGAAGTACCTCGCGTTTCTGACGGACCGCTACTTCAAGCATTTCGAGAAGTTCAAGTGCTTCCCGACGATGCAGCTCCTGGTGTCGATCATCAAGGAGGACCTGCAGCAGGGTCCTGATGCGATCCTCAAGGACCAGATCATCGACTTCCTGCACCGGATGCGGGCGAACCCTGACCCTGGTGACCTCGGCTACACGAAGGAGAAGTCGCTCGATTTCTGCAAGCGACAGGCTTTCCGTGAGGCGCTCGAGAAGGCAGTCGAGATGGTCGCGACGGATAAGTTCGAATCGGTCGTGGACCTGATGAAGAAAGCCGTCTCCGTCGGCATGGCGAACACCACGGGTCACGATTTCTTCGAGGATGCTGAGGCGCGCTTCGTGAAGATCAACCGCAACCCGTGCCCGACGGGTCTCAACGTCCTTGACAGCAAGGAGATCTTCCGTGGTGGTCTCGGTCGCGGCGAGCTCGGAGTCGTTGTGGCACCGACGGGTGTCGGCAAGTCGCACTGGCTCACGGCGATGGGAGCTCACGCTCTCAAGATGGGTAAGAACGTCGTTCATTACACGTTCGAGCTCACGGAGACAGCTGTCGGCCTTCGTTACGACTCGAACCTCTGCGGAATTCCCTCGAACGAGGTTCCCGACATGAAGGACGACGTTCTCAACACATACAAGAACATGGACCTCGGTCGTCTCATCATCAAGGAGTACCCGACAGGTACCGCAACGGTGCAGATGATCAGGAATCACATCGAGAAGCTGAGCCTGAAGGGGTTCGTCCCAAGTCTCATTGTCATCGACTACGCCGACATTATGAGATCCTCCAGGACCTTCGACTCCCTTCGTCATGAGCTGAAGCTCGTTTACGAGGAGCTCAGAAACCTGGCGATGGAGCTCAACCTCCCGATCTGGACCGCATCGCAGGCGAATCGTGAGGCGTCGGGTGCGGAGGTCGTCGGTCTCGAGAACATGAGCGAGGCGTATGGCAAGGCGATGGTCGCTGACGTCGTCGTCTCGATCTCCCGTAAGCCGAGCGAAAAAGCTGATGGGTCAGGTCGTCTTTTCGTGGCAAAGAATCGAGCTGGGAAGGACGGCGTTCTTTTCCCTATTCACATCGACACCGCGCAATCTAGGATTAAGATTCTTGATGAGAACAGCTTGACGCTGAGTGAATCCATGACGCAAGATAACAATGATGCCAAGAAGCTCCTGCGCAAGAAGTGGCAGGAAGTTACGGGCGGGAAATAAGGAGAAATGATGACTTACAGTAAGGCAGAGGTCTTGAGGCGAGCTAGCGAGTACTTCGAGGGAGATGAGCTAGCACCGGATGTTTTCATGAAGTACGCCCTTCGTGACGCTGATGACAACATCCTCGAGGCCGATCCGGATCAGATGCACCGTCGACTCGCGAAGGAGTTCGCCAGAATCGAGGCGAAGTATCCGAATCCGATGGGAGAGGACGAGATCTACGAGCTCCTCAAGGGTTTCGCGGATGTCGTGCCGCAGGGATCGCCGATGTCAGGAATCGGAAACCCGCATCAGCTCCAATCGCTCTCGAATTGCTTCATTGTGGATCAGCCACATGACTCTTACGGTGGCATCCTTTTCTCCGACCAGGAGCAGGTACAGATCATGAAGAGACGTGGAGGCGTCGGAATGGATGTCTCCAACATTCGCCCTCGTGGACAGCCCACGACGAATGCAGCGAGGACCACCGACGGCATCGGCGTCTTCATGGAGAGGTTCTCGAACTCCTGCCGAGAGGTCGCTCAGGGCGGTCGTCGCGGTGCACTCATGCTCACGATCGACTGTCGTCATCCAGAGATTGAGACCTTCATCGATATCAAGCGCGACCTGAAGAAGGTCACGGGCGCGAATATCAGCATCCGTTTCACGGACGAGTTCATGCAGGCGGTCGAGAGCGGGTCTGATTTCACGCTCCGCTGGCCTGTCGAGGCGCATCCGCTCGACGCAGAGATCTGCAAGGTCGTCAATGCGAAGCAGGTCTGGGACAAGTTCGTGGATGCTGCGTGGTCCTCTGCAGAACCAGGCGCTCTCTTCTGGGACACAATCGTCAATCAGGGTATTGTGGACTGCTATCGAGATGTCGGATACAAGACAATCTCGACGAATCCTTGCATCACGGGAGATTCCCTAATCGCGGTCGCAGATGGACGAAATGCAATAAGCATTGCACAACTTACGCAAGAGGGTCGTGACGTTACGGTCTATTCTACAGACATCAAGACGGGACGGACTGTTATAAAGATGGGCAGAAATCCCCGTCTCACCGGGGAAAAGAGAGAGGTCTGGAAGCTAACACTGGATGATGGATCGTCTCTTCGCGCCACCCCAGATCACAAGATTCTCCGTAAGGATCTCGTGTATGTTCCTCTCTCCGAGCTGAAGTCTGGTGATAGCATCGTTCCATTCAACTCCTTCGATTCAAACGGATACAGACAGATCTGTAATACGGGAGAGAAGCTCAAGGGAGACGGCTTCAGGAATAGACGGCAGTATCGTCTCATTCACGAGTTCTTTGACGGACCAGTTGACGCGAAAACTCACGCAATCCATCACTTGGATTTTGACAGCTACAACGATCGAATCGAAAACCTGTCCGTTCTTCTTCACGAAGACCATCGCGAGCTTCATGCCTCCAAAATGAGAGGGGAAAACAATCCCTATCATCGGATGGACGATGAGTGGAAACATAGCTTCGCATCTCATCCAGGAGAAACCAACGGAAGGTTCAGCGGCTTCACGAATGAAGATCTAATTTCTGAGGGCCAGAAGATCTACGCACGCGATGGAAAGATCACCAAGCGGTCATGGACATCACATGCCAAGTCCATCGGTGCGCCAGTACACATCTCTAATGAGTTTAGATTTGAAAACTTTAGCAACTTCAAGAGCTGTGTCATTGGAAACCACAAGGTCACCTCTGTGGAATTCGTCGGCTTTGAAGATGTCTATAACATCACTGTTGATGATAACCACAACTATTTTGTGATTACTTCAAATTCAGATGACAAGTTTATAGAATCTTCTGGTATCTGTGTGAAAAATTGTGGTGAGATCCCGCTTAGCCCTTACGACTCCTGTCGTCTCATGGTCATTAACCTTACATCGTTTGTGAAGGGACCTTTTGGTGAAAGTCCCACATTTGACTTCGAGCGATTCAATACGGTTGTCATGAAAGCGCAACGCCTGATGGACGACCTTGTCGATCTCGAGATCGAATGCGTGGACCGGATCCTCGAGAAGATCGAGAAGGACCCGCAGCCCCAGCACGTGAAGCAGATCGAATGGGATCTCTGGCACAAGATCAGGGCTGCCGGTCGTAACGGTCGACGGACGGGTCTCGGCATCACTGGTCTTGGTGATGCGCTTGCCGCTCTAAACGTTCGCTACGGTTCGCAACTCTCTGTCGAGACGACCGCTGCCATCTACCAGCACCTTGCGATGGGAGCCCACAAGTCGTCCTGCCAGCTCGCCGTCGAGCGTGGCGCGTTCCCTGTCTTCGACTATAACAAGGAGAAGGATCACCCGTACCTCAACCGGGTTATGAATGCCTGCGGCACTGCGACTCAGGATCAGTGGAGAAAGACCGGTCGACGCAATATCGCCCTTACGACCACCGCACCAGTCGGATCAGTCTCCTGTCTCACACGAACGACATCCGGAATTGAGCCCGCTTTCATGCTCTCGTACAAGCGTCGTCGTAAGATCACGCAGGGTGATCTCACCTCACGTCATGATTACACTGACCCGATGGGAGACCGCTGGCAAGAATACACGGTCTATCACCACTGGTTCAAGAAGTGGATGGACGTCACCGGAAAGACCGATCCGCAGGAGAGCCCGTACTGGGGCGCGACTGCCAATGATATCGATTGGGAGAAGTCCGTCGATATCCAGGCTGCAGCTCAGCAGTGGGTCGACCACAGCATCAGCAAGACCTGCAACCTTCCTAACAGCGCCACCAAGGAGACTGTCAACGCAGTCTATATGAAAGCTTGGAAGACGGGGTGTAAGGGCTTCACGGTCTACCGCGATGGGTGCCGAACCGGCGTTCTCGTCGCCACCGATGAGCCCAAGAAGGAGACGAAGAAGCTCGAGGACGGTCGACTCATTCCGAAGCGTCCAAAGAACCTTCAGTGTGACATCCACCGCGCAAACGTCAGGAACGGTGACACGTCCGAGTCGTGGCT